TAGAAGGTCTATCGATATATTTTGACGGCTAGGAGGTTAAATGGCTAACACTACCTCGGGAACAACAACGTTTGATAAGACTTTTGCTATCGAAGAGATAATAGAAGATGCTTTTGAACGTATTGGATTAAATTCTGTAGCAGGTTATCAGCTTAAATCTGCTAGAAGATCTCTTAATATCCTATTTCAAGAATGGGGTAATAGAGGTATTCACTATTGGGAGGTGGGTTCCACCAATCTAGATCTTATAGAAGGTCAGGCAGATTATGATTTTTTTAGATCTAGTGATGATGGAACGTCAGCTACAACCACAGATCCGGCAAGCGTGTTTGGTATGTCCGATGTCCTTGAGGCACAACTAAGATCTAACAGAACACAGACAACTCAATCAGACAGCCCGATGACTAAAGTAGATAGGTCCACATATGCAGGATTTTCAAACAAATTATCAAAAGGCACACCTAATCAATATTGGGTAGAAAGATTTATAGATAAGGTTACGATACACATCTACCCTACACCTGATTCTACAAATGCATCTAAAGATATGCATTTCTTTTTTATAAAAAGAATACAAGATGTTGGAGATTATACAAACGCAACTGATGTGCCATTTAGATTTGTACCTTGTATGGTATCAGGACTTGCGTATTATCTAGCACAAAAATATCAACCACAACTTTTACAAGCTACAAAACTAGCTTACGAGGATGAGTTGGCAAGAGCTTTGGCAGAGGACGGTTCTGCTTCTAGCACACACATAACACCAAAAGCTTATTACCCAGGAGCGTAATTATGGAATATGGAAGTTTTAAAGATTTTATTGAAAGCACAAATGACGAGGAGTTAATGGATCTATACGTAGATTTTTTAGAAACAAAAGATTTTTCTAAACTAGAAAAAAGATTAAAAGAAAAAGGATATCAACCTGGAGAATATGCCATGGGTGGGAGTGTTGGAAAACCTCTAGGAGCTGGAGGTAAGTAATGGCAAAGTACGCAACAGGTAAATACGCAAGAGCAATATCAGATAGATCTGGTATGGAATTTCCTTACAGAGAGATGGTAAGAGAATGGAATGGATCTTTTGTGCACGTATCCGAGTTTGAACCAAAACAGCCACAACTAGAACCAAAACCAATGAATGGTGATTCTATTTCTCTTAGAAATGTCAGACCTGATAGAACAGAGACAGCTGTTCCAAAACTTTTACCCTTAAATCCATTTACTACAACAAATGGATCTACAACAATAACTGTAGAGGAACCCGATCATGGCAGATCAACAAGTGATAGGGTTAGATTTAGAGATGCAAGTGTTGTCGGAGGAGTGGCGGCTGCAACAATAAACGATGCAGCAGGATACGTAATTACTAAAGTAAATGATGATAAATATACCTTTGCAACAGGCACAACATCTAGTATAAGTGAGACAGGAGGAGGCGGATCTGCATCTGCAGGCCCGGTAACAGTAACAGCATGATTAAATGGATTAAAAATTTATTTTGTAAGATAATTGGTGTTAAACAGTGTCAATGTCCAGAGGATGAACACGTAGAGTATTTTACAAAAGTCCCAGAGCCCGAAATACCTGTGCACGAGCCACAACCTTGTAAAGGACACAGAAGATTTAGAAATAATTGCGACGATTGTAGGAAGGTATCAGGATTATGGCAGGGTTAAGTGCATCAGGATTAAAAACACAGATTAGAAGTTACACAGAAACAGACTCTAACGTATTAACAGACGCTGTTCTAGAGAACATAATTTTAAATGCACAATACAGAATTTTTAGAGATATACCAATAGACGCAGACAAAAAACAACAAGATGGTGTTTTTGTTGTAGGCCAAGAAACAGTAAATGCTCCAGCGGGAGCTGTATTCATTAGAGGAGTGCAAGTTTATGATTCTACTACAGCTATAACTGGACCTAATATTTGGTTAGAAAAAAAAGATATTACATATTTACAAGAATATGTGCCTTCAACGTTAGGAACTAACAGAGGTAAACCAAAATACTACGCTATGTTTGGTGGTGCAACGGGGGAATCTGACACTACCTCTGGAAGAATAATGGTTGCTCCAGTTCCAGATGCAACATATAAATTTAGAGTTCATTATAATTTGGCTCCTGCATTATTGGAAAATAATGATACAAATTATATTAGTCTTAATTTTCCAAATGGACTATTATATTGTTGTCTATCAGAGGCATATGGATTTTTAAAAGGTCCAATAGATATGTTGACACTATATGAAAATAAGTATAAACAAGAGGTACAGAAGTTTGCTAACGAGCAAGTCGGTAGAAGACGAAGAGATGACTACACAGATGGAGCAGTTAGAATACCGATTAACTCAGCAAACCCATAGGAGAATAAATTATGGCAATAACATCGGCAATTTGTAATAGTTTTAAACAAGAACTTTTAGTTGGAACACACAATTTTACGGCATCAAGTGGTAACACTTTTAAGATAGCTTTGTACACTAGTTCAGCAACTTTAAATAAATCAACAACAGCTTATTCAACATCAAACGAAATCTCAAACACATCTGGGTCTGCATATAGTGCAGGCGGTGCTACACTTACAAGTGTAACTCCAACCTTATCTACAGATACTGCAGTATGTGATTTTGCAGATGTTAGTTTTACTTCTGCAACTTTTACAGCCAATGGTGCTTTAATTTATAACGACACACAGTCAGACAAAGCTGTTGCAGCAATAGCTTTTGGTGGTGACAAAACTGTAACAAGTGGAACTTTTACGATTCAATTTCCAACAGCAGACGCAGATAACGCTATCATAAGATTAGCATAAGGAGGTCTTCCTTATGGCATCAACCTGGGGCACAAATTCTTGGGGAGACAACTCTTGGGGTAGTAATCTATTAACGATAACACCTACAGGTCAATCTATAACATCTAGTGTAGGATCTTTAGAAGCTTTTAATAAAGAAGGTTGGGGCAGACAAGAGTATGGTAATTCTGCTTGGGGAGTAGAGTATTCTGTAGCTCCGTCTGGTTTATCTATCACATCTTCTGTAGGAACATCAACAGCTGCTCAATTTGTAACAGCAGAATTAACAGGTCAAGTTACAACATCATCAGTAGGATCTATATCACCTGCAGATGTAATTGGTATATCTGGTCAATCAATAACCTCTACGTTAGGTGAATTAACCAGTGTTGGAACACTGGTTGGTTGGGGTAGAAATGGTTGGGGTGAAGAACCTTATGGTGATTCTATAAATAAAGTTATAGTTCCTGTAATAGGTGATCAAATGGCTGCAAGTGTGGGATCATTATCTCCTGCAGATGTTATGGGTATAACAGGAGTCTCTTCAACCACGAGTGTTGGATCCCCTACAATAATTGGTAGTGTAACAATTGTTCCAACTGGAATTCCTGCAACTGTAAATGTGGGATCATTATCTCCTGCTGATGTAATGGGACTAACCGGTCAAGTTACAACATCGTCAGTGGGGTCTATATCACCTGCAGATGTTATGGGTATAACAGGAGTCTCAGCAACATTTAATGTTGGTGAAATAGGAATTTCATCAAATCCTATTATAATTCCAACAGGTCAGTCAATAACATCATCAGTGGGCTCTATATCACCTTCAGATGTTATGGGATTAACAGGTCAGTCAATGACATCATCAGTAGGCTCCATATCACCTACAGATGTTATGGGATTAACAGGTCAATCAATTACGTCTTCTGTTGCCGTAATGGGTACATCAACTCGTTTTGGAATTCAAGCATATCAAGATATTGACACAGGCTCAAATATTTCGTATTCTGATGTTGCAACGGGTTCGAATATTTCGTATTCTGATGTTGCAACAGGAGCAAATATAACATATAATGACGTTCCATAGGAGAAAAGAATTATGGCATCAAGTTTTTCTAGTGATTTAAAAATAGAACTAATGGCTACTGGCGAAAACGCTGGTACATGGGGAACAAAAACTAATAATAACTTAAATCTTGTTCAACAAGCTGTTGCAGGTTATCAATCAATAGATGTGGCATCAGCAGATGTAACTTTAGCGATGACCGATGGGACAATTTCAAACGCAAGAAATGCCACTTTAAAATTTACTGGAACATTAGCCGCAAACAGAACTATTACTTTACCGGATAGCATTGAAAAAGTTTTTAATGTCGTTGATGGGACTGATCATGCAGGAAATACTTTAACTTTTAAAACTGCATCAGGAACTGGTGTGCTTTTGTGCGAGGGTAATTGTTATGTCTTATATTCAGACGGAACTAATATGGAAAAAGCGGTAGAGTATAGAAAATGGAGAACTGTTACCGCTAGTGAAACAATTCAAGCTGGAGCGAAACTTTTTGTTGATACAAATGGTGGAGCCGTTACAATCACATTACCTGCATCACCTGCAGTTGGTGATGAGGTTCATTTTATAGATTCAAGATTTACTTTTGATAGTAACGCATTGACTGTAGGTAGAAATAGTTCTAAAATAGCAAACGCATCTTCAGATTTAGTAGTCAACACTGAAGGAGCAGGTTTTGGATTAGTTTTTTCTGGTTCTAATGTTGGCTGGACTTATATGGAGAAATAATATGTCAAATTACGAAGCAACAAGATATGATTTTACTGGAGCAAATCTTACAGGTATTGAAGGTACGGCTACAGGTACTATTCTTCCATGGTCCGCTGCTTCACCGCCAACAGGATTTTTAGAATGTGATGGTGCAGCAGTTTCAAGATCAACTTACTCTGCATTATTCGCAGTAGTAGGAACAACTTATGGAGCTGGAGACGGTTCATCTACTTTTAATTTACCAAACTTAGCTGATAACGTAGCGGTTGGTAAATCAGGAACTAAGGCTTTAGCATCAACAGGTGGAGCAAATACAGTTGCAGCTGCAGGAACCGTGGGTGGTTCAACAGCTAACGCAACTTTGACAACAGCGCAACTAGCCTCTCACAGTCACGAAGTTCAAGGTCAAAAAGGCGGTAATCAAAACCATGCAACACTTTCTAGGTATGGTGGTGGTTCCTTACAAACAGTGGCTACTGGTAGTGGCGGTGGGCACTCTCACAACATGAGTGCAACTTTTAGTGGAACTGCAACTTCGGTTGTTCAACCTTTTTTAACATTACTTTATATTATAAAAACATAGGAGAAATTATGGCAACAAACGCAACATGGACAGTAGTATTTGATGACAAAATGATTATGAAAAAAACTGGAGAATTTGATGCTTCAAACGCTCCTGGTTATGTAATTAATGATGATGCATTTTGGAATCAAAGTAAATTTTCAAATATTTGGGCTATTCAATATGAAAATCCAGTCGCTAGTGATCAAGTAGAATACAGAGATGAAACTCCTCATTCTTCTTATGAAGATGCTAACTTAGGAGACTTTCAAGATTTTATCGATAGATGGGATGCAGCACACTTAGCTAAACTACAAGCCGTCTGGGATAATGATGATCGTCCTTTAGAGGATGTAAACGGTGAATCAGATAAAATAGCTAGACTAGGTCCTAGACCCACATCCTACTCATCTTAATTATCGGTTATTTTTATATTACCAGAGACAGATATTCTTTCTCCATCATTTGTAAAATTATTTACACTATGGTGTAAAGAAGCTGGAAAAATAAAAAAATCTCCTTCTTGTGGAAAAAAAGTGTGTTTATTAATGTAATATTTTTCTCCTCCTAAAGTGTGTACGAAATTAACCACTCCTGGTTTTGAGTTACCAATAGTTTGTTTAAATTCCTCTTCTAATTGTTTTGGCACTTGTGTATAAATTACAAATGACAAATCGTCATCATGTGTGTGTAAAGGATTAGATTCAAACTTAGTCATGTAATTTACCCATGCTGCCATTAATTCAATTTTACCACTTAATGGTTTAGGCGCATAATCTGTGTATGCTTTTGCATAACTATTTATGTAAGGGAGAATTATTGGAAAAATTTTTTTATCATCTAATTTATATTCGTGTCTTAATAAACCAGCTAGTTGAGGTCTGTAATCTGTTGTTTTTTTACTACACAACTTTTTTATTTTTTTTAATTCTTCCGATGTCAAAGAAGTTTTATAAAGAAAAGGTCCCCAATGATAATAATTATAATTTATTGTTTTATTCATTTTATCGCAACATCATCCATGATGTTAAAATATATTTTTTTCCTGATAGGGGTGGATTACCTCTATGAACATAGGGAAACCCTGCAGGCCAAATAACTATCCTTCCAGTTTTAGGTTTTACTCTTTTTGAGAAATGTAAAAACTCTGTTTCACCACCTTCATCAACATCATTTAAATAAATAGAAAAAACAAAGGCTCGTCTTTCATTCTCAGTTCCTTTATTATGTTCTATGTGCCAAACATGATAACCCTCTGTAGGTAAAGTTTTTTGTATTTTTAAGTCTGTAAAATAAAAAGGAACGTCGTAAGCACTACCTGCTCCAGTATTTTTAATATAATGATTCCAAGCTATGTCAAAATTTAATATCATGGGTTTTAAATTTTCCCACCACACATCTAAATTAAAAGGTGCTGCAAAAAACTGTTGATCTTGTTTTTGTAGAATAGATGCTTTTTCTCCACCTATTCTATTTATTGTGTTATTAAATTTATTTTGATCTTCATATAATTTAATAGCATTATCACACATGCTTTGAGGAATATAATTATCATATACTCCTATGAAGTTATCTATATTAACTGTTTTTTGTTCCATCTATAATTTCTTTATGTGTTTTATATATTAGATTATTATTTATTTTTTTTAAATAATTTTCTAATTCATCTCTAACTTTTATCGGTAATAAGTTATGTTGTTTTTTTATACTATTATTATACTCGTAAAAACCAAGACCATCTAAAACTTGAATAAAATTACAAGCCCAAAATAAACTATAATCAGATGTTTTTATATCATCGTCAATTGGTAATCTTCTTTTCCAAAGACCTATCATTCTTTTAATACTTGGAGGAGCATTTTCGTGTGTATAATTTTTCCAAAACCAATTGTGTCTGTTCCAACGTAAATAATGAAGATAAATAAAATCTCTTATATTTTCCATAATAGTTTTAACTTGATAATTATATTGATCTCTTACTGAGCTGACAGGGTTACTTAAATTATGCATTAGTAAAAAAGATTGTTGTATCGAAGTTCCAATTGATGTTGCTTCTAATGGTTCTACAAAATTAGCCGATAAACCTATTGCAACACAATTTTTAATCCATACTCTATCCAAACAACCTGGATCAAACTTAATGTGTTTACCAATATCTATTTCGTAACCTAATTCTTTTTCAATTTCTAATTTTGCTTTTTCAGGAGTTGTATATTTATCAGAAAATATATATCCATTTCCATGTCTTCCTTGAACAGGTATCTTAAACCTCCAGCCAAATTTCATAGCTTTAGCTAAAGTCCAACAATTATAATTTTCTTCATCAGAGGTTTGAAAAGTTATAGCAGAATTGACTTTTAAATATTTTTTATATGATTTCCATTTAGCTCCTAACTTACTTATAAGTAATCTTTTAAAACCTGTGCAATCAATAAAAAAATCAGCTTTATATTTGTTTGTACTACTTTCAATAGAAGTAATGCCTTTGTTTACGTTAATATCAATTTTATTAATTATATCATCTATTATTTCTATACCTCTTTCCTTACATGTTTTTTCTAAAAAAATATTTAATTTATGTGTATCAAAATGAAATTGTTTACAATCAATATCAATTGGAAGTATATTCTTGTAAAGAAAATCAGGATTTAATTTTTTATTATTTGCAATTAAATTTAAATAAGAAATGTGCTCTTGCCCTGAAGTAATATCCCACTCGGTAATCAAAGAATGTAAATATTTCTTATCTCCCCATCCTTCAAACATTATTCCAAACTTATAAGTAGCCCCACACTCTTTTATCATTTTATCTTTATCAATTTTTACGAACGATAAAAACTCTGACCAGTGTTCTGTAGACCCCTCACCTACTCCAATAATTCCAATGTCTTTAGATTTAATAATTTTTATATTAATATTTTCTTGAAATTTTTGTTTCAATATTAATGCGGTTACATAACCAGCCGTGCCCGCTCCTACAATAATAAATTTACGATTCATTTTTTTTATTAATACTTTCTACTTTTCTCGTAAAATCAAACGAGGTGCTTTTTTGATCTATATTAAATATTAAACTATATCTATTTATTTCTCCTTCGTATTTGTCAAATCCATGTAATATTTGTGGTGGGAATATATAATAGTCTCCTGGTTTGGGAGTTATTTTTAAATTTAATTCTGGAAGCTGTAAATCACAACCGTCTGTTAAATATAAAATTCCATGCCAACAATTGTGTATGTGATATTTTAAACTATCTCCTTTTTTTATTTCATTTCCCCAAGCATTAATAACGATATTTTTTTCTAAAAAATATTGAAAAAGATCCGGGTGACTTGTTTGATGTTTATTAATTAAAAAATTAAAAAAATCATTAAAATTATCTTTATCTAAAAAGTAATTCCAATCAGTCATTCCCCCCTTTACATTAGTGTAGTTTTCCATTTCTGAACTTAAATTGTTTTTAATATCTAAAATAAAATTGTGAATTATTTCAGGATAAGAATAATGTCCAAGTATTATATTTACAGTTCTAGGATAAGTAATATTTAAACTACTTTTAGTTTCGTTTAGTTTATTATTTTTGTCTATAAAAGTAATCATTCAAAAATTTTTCCATGTTGCCATTGCCATAAAAACGGTGAAGACATGATATGATTATATACATAATAATCAAAATGTAGATATTTCATTATTTCATTTTTATCTAAGTATTTTTCTATATCATAGTATTTTAAATTTTCTTCTGTTTTAGGAAAACTGTTTTCTTTATAACTTTTATCAAAATGCATTTTTAAAAATAAATCCAAATCATCTATACTAACATAGTGACTTATTTGTGTGTTAATAAAATAAGGGACCTGAGAAGATGCATGATTTATATTTCTAAACAATTCGTTTCTTATGTGATTTTCGTTAGAGGTAAATATTTTTTTTATATTAATATCTTTAATATCAACTTTTTGTTTTAATAGATCGTATCTTAAACCAGACAAAAATCTTTCATATGGATCTCTAATTACAGCCCATCTTGTTTTTTTAGATAAATGATTTGTATATGTTATATTCTCCTTACCATATTTTTCTTCTATACATTTTATAACACTAAAATTTGCGTTTTTATGTATCCTTACAAATTGAAAAGCAGGAGATTCAATCAACTCAAATAATCTAAAATTCATCTTTTTATTCGTATTTTCTAGCTTTCATTATAATTATAATTATTATATACACCTATATATGCTACAAAAGATAGGATTTCAACCAGGAATTAATAAACAAATCACACCCACAGGAGCTGAGGGCCAGTGGGTAGACTGTGATAACGTACGTTTTAGATATGGTATACCAGAAAAAATGGGGGGTTGGAAACAATTAGGGACTGAAAACGAGAATGAACTTACAGGAGCAGGTAGGGGTTTACATCATTATATAAATAGTCTTGGTAGAAGATATGCCATCATAGGAACAAATAGAATTTTATATGCTTTTTCTGGAGGAGTTTTTTATGATATTCATCCTATTGAAACAACTACAACTTTAACAAATGCCTTTAGCACGACTAATGGGTCACCAACTGTAACAATAACTTTTTCAAGCGCTCATAATATAGCTCCTGGGGACATATTACTATTGGATAATTTTACTGCAATAACAAATTCTAATTTTAGTTCGTCAGATTTTAATGATAAAAAATTTATGGTTGCTTCGACACCCACAACTACAACTCTTACAATTACAATGCCTTCAAATGAAACTGGCTCTGGTGCGACTACATCAGGCGGTATTAGAGTTCAAAAATATTTTACGGTAGGTCCAGCGGTTCAAGCAAAAGGTTTTGGTTATGGATTAGGTTCTTGGGGAGGAGAAGATACATCTGCAATTACTACAACTTTAAATGGAGCTTTGTTAGATGATGCCAACGGTACTGGTGGATCAGGAACATCTATTACTTTAACAGATGCCTCTCAATTTCCATCTTCAGGTACAAATTTTATCCAAGTTGGAAATGAAGAAATTTCTTACACAGGGGTTTCTGGCAATGATTTGACTGGTATTACAAGAGCTGTTAGAAATTCTACAAGATCAGGACACTCAAGTGGTGCCACAGTTACAAATTCCTCAGACTTTGTTGCATGGGGTGAAGCTGCATCTGGTGACTTAATATTAGAACCGGGCATGTGGTCTATTGATAATTTTGGTGACAAGGCTATTTGCTTAATTCACGATGGAGCTTGTTTTCAATGGGACTCCTCATTAACAACGGCAACAGATACAAGGGCTACTATTATAACTGGTGCGCCAACAGCATCAAGACACATGATTGTATCTACACCGGATCGTCACTTAGTATTTTTTGGAACAGAAACAGAAATAGGTAATACAGCATCACAAGATGATATGTTTATAAGATTCTCTGACCAGGAAGATATTAACACATATACACCAACAGCAACCAATACGGCAGGTACACAAAGACTGGCCGACGGATCACAGATCAGAGGAGCAATTAGAGGTAGAGATGCAATCTATGTTTGGACTGATACGGCATTATTCACACAACGTTTTGTTGGCCAACCGTTTACTTTTGCCTTCTCACAAGTGGGCACTAACTGTGGACTCACAGGACAGAACGCATGTGTAGAAGTTGACGGTGCTGCGTACTGGATGTCAGAAAATGGTTTCTTTAGATACGCTGGTAAATTAGAATCTTTACCATGTTTGGTTGAGGATCATGTATATAATGATATAAATATTGATTCTGGTAATCAGATGATATCCGCAGGTTTAAATAATTTGTTTGGTGAAGTCATGTGGTTCTATCCAAGTGCTTCCTCTTCAGTTGTAAATAAAATGGTAGCCTATAATTATTTTGATTCATCACCACAGAGACCTGTATGGACTGTGGGTACACTCGCTAGAACAATGTGGCGTGATTCAGCTGTATTTGGTAAACCGCACGCTTTAGAATATGATGCTGATACAGATACATCTTTTGATGTAATAGGTAACACCGAAGGCAGAACTTCATATTATGAACATGAAGTAGGGGTAGATCAAAATAGAAATGGAACTATAACTGCTATTCCTGCAAATATAACTTCAGGAGATTTTGATATAAGTCAAAGAAGAGGCATAACAGGTCAATCGACTGGTATGGCAGATCTTAGAGGAGATGGTGAGTTTTTAATGAAGATTAGAAGATTTATACCTGATTTTATATCACAAACAGGAACTACAAGAATAACTTTAGAATTAAGAGATTTTCCAAATGACACAGCTGCTAGCTCATCTCTAGGTCCTTTCGATATAACATCTAGCACTAAAAAGGTAGACACACGTGCTAGGGCAAGATCGGTTGCATTAAAAGTAGAAAATACATCTACAGCTCAAAGTTGGAGACTTGGAACTTTTAGATTAGATATACAACCAGACGGACGTAGATAATGGCAAAAATAGCACAAGTTATCACTAGACCTGCAGAACAATATGATTATACAGTAGCAGAGGCACAAACTAGAGATTTAGATGCAATTGTAGAAAAACTTAATACAACGTATCAACAAGACTTAAAAGATGAGGTAGAAGCGTTTAACTTCTTTTTAAATTAATGGCTAATAGTTTTATAAATAAAAAAGTAGATTTAACTACAGCAGATTTAACAACACTATATACAGTGCCCGCTGCAAAAACAGCCGTGGTAAAATCATTGTTGGTGTCAAACGATTCAGGATCTAGTTGTAATATAGATATAACATTAGTAGACGCATCCTCTAATATATTTAGTTTATTTAAAACTAAGGCAGTAGATACGAATACTACAACAGAATTATTAACACATCCTCTTGTGGTTCAAGAGAATGAAATATTAAAAGTGCAAGCATCAGATGCTAATGAATTACATGTTATAGCGTCTGTTTTAGAAATCCAACCAAGAGAGGTAACAACATAATGGAAGTAATAAAACCAGCAAAAGTAGAGACAACATATAGACACAAGGAAACCGGGGAGCTTTTTAAGGAAAGAAAAGACTGGGAAGCTAAAGGTTACAAGCAAGAAGACATGGCTCAAGATGTAAAGGTCATAATGCCTAGCCTTGATTTATTTGGAAAAACAAAATAGAATAGTAAGATGGCCATAACTAGAACACAACAGGTAAAACAGATGTTAAAAAAGGGAGGACGTACCGGATTTTTTATAGGTAGTAATTTTGATCCTGGTTCAACTAGAGATGCTCAAAAAACTTCATCAAAAGGATCTACAAGAACAACAGATCGTGGAGGAAATGATAACTATAATTATACAGGTCCAGCTGATCTAGGTGTTACAACTAGACAGGGACTTGGAGGGCCTTCCTATATAACGCCTCCAAAAGCTTATGAAATTATTGGTGGAAACAGGTATGATGTAACACCAGATAATAAAGAAGAGAGAAGAATTTTAAACGAAATTGAAAAAGATAAAAAAGAAAAAATAAAAGATACTTTTATAGATAAACCTGCAGAGTATCCTGGATATATCCCACCATCTGTAAGATTTCTTGCAGACTTAAATAGAAAACCAAATAGAAAATTTTTTTATGATAGAGTTGTAAAAGCAGGGAAATATCCTGGTTTAAATTATGGTATGACTGCACAACAATTTGAAGAAGCATATGAACAGTACATGTCAGATAGAATGTCTGGAAAAATAGATGCTGTGGGTAATCCAACTAGAGGTTTTTCATACGACGCTGAAGGTAATCTTACAGGAAACTTTATAGATGATAATGATGGGGGATCAATTCTTCCTGTAGATACAACATTTAACATGGGATCAGGTGACATGAACCAAGGAACAGATTTAATAGATGATGACGAGGAAGATACTTTAGAAGGATTAAGAAGAAGATTTAGAGCTGATGGTGGAATCATGAATAAACGTATAGGTTTATTTAAAGGAGCAGTAGCATCTGGAGAAAACATATCTCCAGGCACGGACGTAAGAGGGAATATAAGAGACGATAATCCTTTAGATAGAGGAGGAGGCGGAGGCGGAGGAGGACCGCCTGTAGATGTTGAGAAAGAGAGGGGATTTAATATTGTAAATGCTTTTAAAAATTTTCGATCAAAAGTAATTGGAGGTCTTGGAGGATTTGACCCAGAAGTTGTACGTAGGGGCAAACTAGGTAATTTGGAAGAACCGGTAACCACAGAAACTTTATTAGGAGACACAGATGATAGTGGAAAAAATATCCTAGATACTTTAGCCGGTGGAATTAGATATGGAGACGAAATTGTAAATTATAGAAACTCAATTGCAGCTGCAGCAAAAGAGTTAGGTTACGCAGAAGGTGGCCCTGTAGGTGGGATCATGGATCTTGAATCAGGAAGACAGATGTATTTCTTAGGAAAATTAGTTAAGAAAGCAACAAGAGCAGTCAAAAAGATTGCAAAGTCACCGATAGGTAAAATTGCGTTATTATACACAGGTGCAGGTGGTCTTGGTAATTTAGCTGCAGGAAAAGGTTTTTTTGGTGGTGCTATGTCTAACATATTTAAACCAACTACATTTCTTGGTAATGTTCCAAAAATTTTTAGTGGAGAAGGTGTTAGAAATATATTGGTTGGAAGACCTGAATCAATAATAAGTCCCGGAGGCAAAGATATATTTAGACAAGCAGCAACAAAAGGTTTATTTGGTATAGGTGGTAAACTAGATGCTCTTAAAGCAATTTCAGCAGTATCAACAGTAGCAGGATTATTGACACCGGCACAGGAAGCTGAAGCACAAAGAATATCAGATGAGACTGGTATAGATATAGAAGAGATAAGAGCTAACCCTGATAAATACTTAGCAAGAAGATTTAGAGCAGATGGTGGTCTGATGAGATTAGGTTATCAAGAGGGTGGAGATGCAGAGCCAGTGGCTAAAAAGACTATGCCATTAATTGACATGGATGGTAAGGAAAAAGACTACAGAGAGACAGGTGGTTTTGTAGATATGGGTAGAATGGAAAGA